AGCTACATTTCCACTATAGCCATTACTATTTAGATCACCTTGTACTCTAGTCAAATCAGCCAGAGGATCACTACTAGGATCAGTCCAAGGTTTACCTAACACCTCGATATTAGTAAACCCATAGTCAATAGTGATGTTAGTCTTATTCCTGTAGTTAATAGGAATGACACCATTAAACATGCACTTACAGCACATCCATTCCTCTGTACGTGCAATCTCATCATCCATATCCTGCCCATCCTCTGCAACTATCTCTGCGAATCTCTCATCAGGAGATTTATAGTTGTAGATATTCTCTCCCATTGTAGGTCCTCGCAACTCCCTAGGAGTTATGACCCTGGCAGGTGCAATGATAGGAGCAGGAATAAAGGTTTCCTTGAAAGGTCGTCTCCTACCAACAACTTGATTCTCTAAAGGTAGGATAAAAGGTGCAAGTCCTCTACCTCCTAACTTGCTATCAATCCTGACTATCTCTGAATCAATATACTCTGAGGCTGAGAAAAAAGTATCCCTAATAAAAGCAGGTACAGGATAGCGATACTTCCAAGACTCAATAACAGTAACTGTATTAAACAGTCCATAGTCTATCGTATTAGTTGATTGTGGCATAAACTATCCTTTCCTTTTCCCTGCTTTCTGTTCCTCAGGAGGTGCAGCCTCTGATGCAGGCATAGGATACACCTTGCCTCCTGTTGGTACAGGAGAGATATCAGTATAGGCATCATAACTATACTTTAGAGTAATGCCTAAATCTCGCAAAGCCTTGTCGAGAGGACCACCAGGAGTAATAGCAGCATTATTAGCTGATTCAATCTCCTGGCTTAGGAACGTTCCACCTCGATAGACCATGACAGCAGCAGTAACATTAACGTTATCGGCAGTAATATCAAAACCATCTGCTAACACACCAAAGATAGTTGCTCCTACTGCATCTGCTAGCCCATCCCAAGGAGTTAGCTGCTCAGTAGCAGGATCATAGCTCATGAACCTACCTGCTCTCTGCTTACCTGCATTAGGATTTAGGTCAGCATTGAATGTAGCAACAGCATCTAAGTCATTGCCTATGATAGTGAGAGGAGGACCAACATGTGTAACTGAAGTATTTAACATTTAGTTTCCTTTCCCACTACCGTTAGCTGCAATAGCCATCTGAAATCTCTTGTTACGAGAACGTAGGTTAGTCTGTGCCTCAGTTAACAACTTAATACCCTTAGTCCTCTTATCATCCATCTTAACTAGTGGCGCATCTCCTGCAGGAACCTGACCAGCAGGTTTAGCATCATTAGCTAACCTCTGCACATTACCAGCTTGCACTAAACTAGTCTGCGCAACTGCATAGCATTCTGCAATTATATCTGCAGGCTGCTTGCCATCTGTTTTGGCTTTTGCTACAATAGCCTCCACTCCTGGCACTATCATAGCATCCAAAGCAGCTAACCTAATCCTCTCATCTTGTGCAGCTTTAACCTGCAAAGATGCTAGCAACTCAGGATGCTGCTCTCTTAGTTCTTCGATTGTCATAACTATAGGCTCATCTTTCTTCTCTGGTTTCTTAACATCTATCCTGGCTACAGCCTTTGGCTGAAACTTAGGTTTAACCAAAGGATAATCAGGCACATTCTTGTACTGATACTTAGCAAAATTCATTTTCTGCCCACTACAAAAGATCTGTGTACCACTAACTCTAGCTATCGCTCGAATCTTGCCTCTAACCTTATCAACAAATCCATTCTCCAAAGCTTCATCTGCAGTCATCCAGGTTTCATCTGCCATTAACTGCCTAATGGTATCCTCTTGAATCTTCCCCTTAACCTGTTCCTTGTAGACGCTAACAATAGGAATAGTTAATTGATCCAAATCCTCTGCAGCCTTCCGCATAACCTCGGCATTACCTACAGTTATTCCCCAAGGGTAATGAATCATGTAGTTAGTATTATGCCGAGCTACTACCTCATCTGCTGCACAAGCTATGATGGTTGCTGCACTAGCTGCCACTCCATCAATATAGCTAGTAGTCTTAGCAGGATGGTCACCAATAATCGAATAAATAGCCTGTGCGGTAAAGGCATCTCCTCCTAGACAGTTAATATGGATGTTCAACCGTTTGATATCTCCTAACTCGTCTAGCTCATCAGCAAACTTCTTAGCTGTTATACCTCCACCAGTCCAGAAGTCCTCGCCTATGTCCTCATAGATACGCATGATAGCAGTAGTAGCAGGCTCTTCCCCTTCTGCCTCCTCTGCCTCTAGCTCAGTCAGGTTTGTTTCAGCCTCCTCTGCCGCATCGAGTCTGAACAACTGGATACCTATTCCCTGTCTGCCTCTGCCCTCATTTCGAACAATCGACCGTAAAAATGCTTTCATGATTCCTGCCAGGATGCCTCGCAAACGCTCACATTTGACTTGTGGGACATTTTGATTCCCAAAAGGTCTACTCTACTTGCTCGTATATCCCAACATCCTCCAATCTGTTATGATTTACTTTTCCACTCCATCCGCAAAAAGGCTGGCATCAATTATGCCTCCCTTGTTATCCTGTGCAGCAACATAAGGCAAACCTCTAGCAACCCTAAAGTCTAGCTCAACTCCTCCCTGGATAGCATTAGCTCGCCAGTCACTACCATTAATCTCCAGGGATTCTCTTTCGAGTGTGCTAACCCCTAATCTAACCTTTTTCTCGGAAGCTATGATTTCCTTCAAGGGATCAATACTCCCTGGTGATACTCCACTCCATGCGCAATTAGTCCAAGCTCGAAAGATCCTAGGATCAACAAAAAATTTAGGCGCATTGAAAATGCCTCGCGCTACTGCCTCCATCATGAAAGTTACATAAACAGGCTGGCAAAATTGATCGACCATTAATTGCCTTAGAACCTTAACTCGTCTCCAGAATTCTAACAGAGAGGCTCTGCTCGCAGAATAGCTTGAGTTAAATTGTTTGAGTAGCACCTCATAGGGAATCCCTAGACATGCTCCTATGAACTTACACATTCCTACTACATAAGGCTCAAACTGTGACTCTGGTCCTGCATTAACCGGGAAGGTTATCGAGTCACCTGGTCGCATCCAGTTAACTAAGCCAGGACCTAACTGAACCTTGTAAGGATTCCTACTAATCAAATCGTCTCGAATGCTATCATCAAGAATGTTATCGAACATTTGATCAGAAGGCATCGCGCTACTAATGAAACTAGTAAAATAGCTCTTAATAACATTTTGGATGGTAGTACTCTCGATATACCTCTGCATCTGTTTCATTTCAGCCAGACACTTTGCCATGAGGGGAGCACCTCGTCTCTGCTCTGGACGTTCCATCTCAGCTACTAACATTGCTACTGGTCTACCTGTCTCATCACCAAAGGCAGGAACCCTAGTATAATCAGCACTAGTACCAGAGTACATTAACTGTCCCATGTTGCCAGGATGCATTTTGCTGATCCAATAAGCGCTAACTTCGCCATCGTCAGTTAGCTCTACACCTCCATAATTCTTAGGTTGACCATCAATCGTCAAATCTTTCGGTTCAGTACTATAACCAGCCAGACCAGATACCCAAGGATTAGAAACCCTATCTGCCTCTATCAATCTAATCTTTGTGTCATAGATATCATTAGGACGATGTTTCATCGGAAGCAGACCTAGAATATCGCCAGAGATACACATGTTGAGGAATGTTAGATCCTCTAGCTGATAGAATGTGCTCCTCCGATTCCAGTCACACTCTACAGTGTTGGCAAATAGGTCAAACTCATTTGATATCTGCTGGTTGACATCCGCAGTCTGATCACTACTAAAGCCTAGATAATCCCCATCTACTCCAGGCATAGGTACCAATCCATTGCCTATAGTGTTTGTTCTGAGGGTTAATACGGCAGCACCTGCTATAGTACTGCCCATAAATAGATCCCTACTCCTAACCCTCAGGAGTGGCAAGTTGTAGATAATGTCCTGGTCAGCACTACCACTAATAGCTCGCCACTCTTCGAGTGCTATCTTTTGTCTCGATGCTCCATAGTTGCCGTATCCAGACCTATTGCTTTGATAGCCATAGGCACCAGAGCCTAGCAACCATTTTCGCTGTTGACTAGCAGGTGCCTGAACCCTAACACTTTTCAGAGCCTTATTAAGGTTTCTCGTAGCTTTCCTACTTGTCAGTACATTAACCATTTAAGAACGTCCTAAGTTCTGCTTTTCTAGCTCAGACAAAGGCACTCCCTCCGTTACCATAGTACCATTAGCTAGCCACTTACTAATTGCAGCTTTATCATTCCCTTTATGGTAGTTGCGTAAGGTCCATACTTCCCCATTCCAATTAACCTTGCCTCCAATCTCTAAATAAGAATCATGCATCACATGGCACACCTCGCTTTACTTTCATTGAGCTACCTCCCCACAAGGCATCATTAGCCTTGCCTACATAATACTCCTGTATTGCTAATAGGTCTGGCAGAGAATATCTTGTTAATCCTCTACTGCCCACATTGTAGGATTGAACACCACTAGTAATTCCTGCTTTGATAGCCTTACTTACTATCTCTAGCATCTCCAAACAATGGGCATAGCTAAAGACTGTACCTGCTTTAGCTGGCCAAACATAATCAGGAAGCAAGTATCCAGAGGTAGACATAATTTTGGTTAACTCCTACCATAACACATTAGATAATAGTTGCGTCAAGAACTATTTTTATTATCCACGAAAAAGTTTCTAAAGAGACACCTCTGCAACTAATAACTATCATACAATGATAAATCCATCATGTGCGAGCATCTCCCGCATAATTTCAAAACCTATCCAAAGTGCATGGATTTCGTCTTGACTCATTTGAGATTCCATACATTTCACTTTCATCTAACATTGTATCCCGTATTAACTGTTATCAATCCTGCACAACAGGATGCCCATAAATCAGGCTTGCACCTAACAAGGTATCTAGCCTTTGCTACAAATCCCTTACTGTAGCCTGTTCTCCTAGCTAGTTGATCGATTGTCTGTCGAACACTAGCCTTTCTTATTGCCTCGCCTAGAGCAACTAACTCGCTACCAGTTAGCTTCCTATACCTCATACTTCTTAGAAACTTTTTCCTGTCCCTGGTCCGATTGCTCCAAACCTTTCTCTTCTGGTTGATCTTGCTTCTTGCTGTCCAGATCTACTAATTTCCGAAACATGCTGAATTCCTGTTGTTCTGGTTCCTCCTGCATCTTTAGTCCTTTGTTGGGGTTCTACTATCGAAATTCTATTACCTGTTCCTACCTCGATTGTATGTACCTCCTCTTTGGGAACGTTAGTTACTACATCCCTCGCCATAATATCTAATGGAAGCTTCAAATACTCTAAAGCTGCTCTTGCGTATAACCGACACATCAGGTAGTCGTTAGCATCTGTCCTGTTCTTAGTCCATTCATACTGAGCAAATCCTCCTTTATCATACTTCAAGACTCTCTGCTCGCAGGTTAGCTGTTTAAAATAGTCTTCCGTATAACCATTAATAGGCGAGTCTCCTCTGCCCATAGGGAAATGGCAGTAGCCAGAACCTACTTTCTTCACATTCATTCGAGAATGAAAATCCTCTCGTAAGGCATCTGTTCCTACTCTAACTAACCAATTACCTATAGCTGACTCTCTACGTTTAGATGAGGAAATGATTCCCATCCCTATGCTACCATCCTTACCCTTAATCGAAAAGGCTCTAGGATGTCTACGCTTAGTGTACTGATAGACTTCTGTAGTACAGTGTCCTCCTGAATCAACAAAGATCATTCTAGGTCTAGTATAGCGACCATCCTCCCAATGTAAGATACGAAAGAACACAAACTGGTCAGCTAACTTCCAGACATCTCCTGTAGTCGAGCGAGGATCACCTTGTAGCTCGCCAGCCTCAATTGCCCATGACTCTCTACCTATTCCCCATCCAATTATCTCGTAGACTAACATCGAGTCTTGTACATCAATAGCAGCAGTTACTACCTTAACTCCCGAAGGCAATTCCACCTGTCTCTGATGACACTCATAGACTTCTCTTCTCGTAACATATAGATTCTCCTCTATCTTCCTCCCAAGTTTCTTGTAAGCCTGTGCTAGTCGAGTATTAACAAACACTCGCATCAGGGAGTTATCTCCTAGCTGTTCCATCCTAACTGCTTCATTCCACTCTACTACTAAGTCTTTCTTCCAGTCTACCCAAGGAGAAATAAACCAGCCTAGGCGAAAACCCTTAGTTAGGTGACCAGGATTCCTCTCAATGAGTCTCTGAGGTGTGCTCTGCCATTGCCATTGAAGAAAAGATTTGTCGCAATGGATACAAGCGCAACTAGCAGTCTCTAGATCGAATCGCTCCCAAGCCAGAACTTGGAACGTGCCACATGAAGGACAGCTAACCTCTATCTCTCCTTGGTTAGAGTCATCATACATCTGCAAGATGCCTGTCTCATCCTCCTGCCTGCTAGGGGAGCTAAGATAAATTTCCTTCCTATCAAAGAAGGTGGTAGCTCTGGTAGCAGCTAACTTAGTAGGATTTCCTTCCCTACCTGCCTTATCGAGGCACCTATCAACCTCATCCATTACGACTATTGGGACTGGTCTACTACTCAAGCCAGTAGTCGAGTTAGCTCCCACAAGGTTACAGAATCCACCAGGATACTTCTTTCGTCGAATAGTCGAGGAGGCATTGTTGATTGTTCCTCTAGTTCCTACATCGGAAACCTTGTCCTTGAGAGTAGGACAGATTGCTACCATAGGATCTAGACGCTCGCGCGAGAAGGCATCCGCAAACTCTAAAGTAGGAAACACTATGAGCATACTTCGAGGGTTAAGGTCAATTGTGTAGCCTATCACATTGAGGACTGCAGCCTCTGTCCCTCCTGACTGGGAAGGTTTAACTATCACTATCTTCTGTGTAGGGTCCGAGGGGGAGCAGGCATCCATTATGTAGCGCATACATGGTAGTTTGTCTGTTCGCCAGTCTCCAGGCTCGGCAGCAAACTCTGTAGCTATTCGTCTATAGGTATCTGCCCATTCTGTGACCGATAGAATAGGAGGAGGATATAAAGAATTGAAAGCTCGAATCCACCATTTAAAGTTGTGCCAGTCATCCCAGTCTAAAGTAATATCCTGACAGGTTAGAACCTTGTGGATACGCTCTGCTGCTCGTTTACGAATGTTGACAGTCTTTCGATAGCGTCTAGCCTTGCTTAGAAACTTCTCTGGGAGCCTTCCCAACTGCCTACCATGAATCAGGTTGTCGAGACTATCTGCCATGTAAGATACTCCCATGTTGCATCACAGGTAAGGACCAGGGACCAGAGGAGGCTCTAGGATCAACAGAGTGCCACAGTTCTACCTTCCCACATCGAGGGCACCTAACCACACTATAATTGCTGGCAGCATCAAAGGTAATGCCACAATCACACTGGATAACCAGCCTATTGACAGGTAGGGACCAGTATACATCTAATAACATCATGATTCATCCTCATCTAAGGTCTTAAGCCAATTAGGATCTATTGCCCTTCGAGGTAGGTCTGCTATCTCCCGTAAGGCTAGATGTATCGCATCCTTGAGGATAGCTGCTACCTCATTAGGATTATCCTTGTGAAGCAGCTTTCTCGCATAGGTGTTAGGTAAGGCCAGAAGCTTCTGCCTCATGGAAATGAGTAGAAAAGCAGCCTGTTTGATCACTAAATCAGTCTCTATCACCTCATCTCTTGCTCTAGCGAGCAGTAAGGCAGCAGATTTCTCCCTGACTTTTACAAGGTCTATCTTGGCTGCTATGTAATCCTTGTCTAGCTGCCATCTTGGTTTATCCCCATTAGAAGAACGTCCTAACTTTGGTTTTGGACCCTTTATCTTAGGCTTTAACATAAGTCCACTAACACCTAACAACCTCAACTAACCTCGCTTGCTGTTAAAATATTTTTTAAAATTTTCGGGCCGTGCCGCGG